GAACCCTCGACCTCTACTTGAGGTTGAGGGTCCGCGCCATCCGGCAGGACCGAGGCGTGGGCGATCGACACCACCACGGCGTCCACCGCGCGCAGCTGCTCGGTCGTGGCGTCGCGCGGGTCCTGGCTCGCGCGCCAACGGTCGGCGCGGCGCGAGTAGAGCCACGCGAGCTGGGCCTTGGTGTCGGGCGGCACGTGCCGGTGGCGGCGGCGCACCACGCGCATCTCGCCCTCCACCAGCTCCTCGTCCTCCTCCACGACCTCGTAGCCCAGGGCGCGGCGCAGCAGCGCGCGCTCCACCAGGCAGTTGACCTGCTCGTCGGTCTGGGCGATCGCCTCGCGCAGCCCGTCGCTGGAGGCGAGCCACGAGCGCCACGTGGTCGAGGACACCCCGACCTGGCCGTTGTAGATCTCCTCCATGGTCATGCCCTCGCGGCGGAAGCCCGCGATCAGCGCCAGGCCGTCGTCCGACAGCCAGAACCGCTTGCGCTCGATCGCGCCCCGGTTGCTCTTGGGAAACTCCATGTAGGGCAGCGCGCCCACCTCCTCTCTGCGCTCTCCCCGCATTGTAACACGCCCGCGCCGCCCCGTCCACCCCGCGCGTGCGCCGTTGCACGGCCGGCGTTGCGTGTTGCATTGCATTGCATCCCCAAGGGGATTGCAATGCAATGCAACACACGCAACCAACGCGGTGTGCAATCATGCAACACTTGACAGTGCGTGGAGGCGCCCCAGGTCGGAGGGCGTGCGGGGCGCTCGCGGGCGTTGACAGGTGTCAAGAGAGCATGTCGCGTTGCATTCTCTGTTGCATTGTAGCAACGCGAGGGCGCGCGACGACCCCTCCCGGGGCCGCGCGTGCACCGGTGCAACACCGCGCAACGGTGCAATGCAACGCGCCCCGTCCGCTGCTGGTCGGCGTGTGTAGACCTTGTGTAGAAGTGTCAAGTCGAGACTTGACAATGTCCTGCGGGCATGGTACGATTATTTATGTCAAGAGGGAAGTTGACAGGAGGGAGGCCCGAGATGGGGAACTACAGGCAGTTCAGGGTGGTAGTCAAGGACAGCCCGCGCCGCGTGTCCGGGCGCACCAGGCGCTGCATGACGGGGCGCGCGGGATAGGAGGACGACATGGCACAGCAGGCGGAGGTAACGTTCGAGCAGGGCGGCAGCAGGTGGCGCAGGACGCGGGGCGGCTACTGCTTCCGGGACGGCAGGCGCGTGTCCCGCGCCGAGTTCGACGAGGCGCGCGGGGCGCACTACGAGGAGCTGGGCGCGCGCCTGGCGAGGGTGGCCGACGAGGCCTCCGGGGCGGCCTCCGGGGCCCGCGGGGACGCCGCCCCGGCCCAGGTGCCGGACCCCGCGCCCGGGGCCGACGGGGGGGCCTCGGGGGCCCGGGAGGGGCGCCCGCGCGGGCGCCGCAGCCGCGACGTGGCCTTCGAGCACGCGCCGTCGGGCGTGACGCTGACCGCGCGGCAGTGCGAGTTCCTGCGGGCCGCGGGCGGCTGCCCCTGCTGGGCCGGGGGCGACGGCACCGTGTGGACCGACGTGCTGCTCGACGAGATGGGCGTCGGCGGCATGCCCTTCGGCGCGATGGTCAGCACCCTGCGCGAGAAGGGCCTGATCCGGGTCTGGGCCGAGCCGCGCGAGGACGGCGCGACCGGGCGCTCGCGGAGGGCGAAGGCCATGCGCCTCACCGAGAGGGGCGAGCAGGTGCTGCGCGCGGCGGGGTACCGCCTGCCTGGCTGCTGAGGCCGTGGGGCGGAGTCTGTCAAGAGAGTACTTGACAACCCCGCCCACACGTGCTATGATGGTCTCGCCGACAGGGAGGAGAGGACATGAGGAAGGATCTGAGGGAGTACCTGGGGCGCCGCAACCGGGCGGCCCGCAGGGCGGAGGCGGCGGGCCTCCGGGTGTGGCGCGGGTGGGCGTGGAGGCTCGCCGGGTCGGGCGTGTGGGTGCCCGACCACGACCTGGACGACGACCTGGAGAAGGAGGGGGTAGCGATGGAGTACGTGGTGGAGGTCGTCCCGCCGAGAGCGGGGGAGCCCGTGTTCGAGGTCCGCGAGCCCGGCTACGCCGAGGCCTGCGCGCGGGCCCGGCGCTACCGCGATCGCGGGTGGCGCGCGGCGGTGAGCGCCGCGACGGACGCCCCGCGCCGCTGGAGGGTGTGGTGCCCGGGCAGCGGGATGGTGCCCCGGGCGGTGATCGCCCGCAGCGCCGACTGCGCCCTGGCGCAGGGGCGCAGGGAGGATCCGCGCGCGTGCGCGGTGCAGCCGACGGGAGGTGAGTGACGTGGAGAGGGAGGAGGCCGAGGCCCGGATCGCCGGGCTGCTGCGCGAGGTCCGGGGAGTGGTCGAGGAGTACGGCGGCACCAGCGGGTACCTGAGCCTGGCGCTGTACCCGAGGCGGGGCGAGGACCGCCCGGCCGTCGGGTTCAGCAACCAGTACTGGCCCGGCGGGGAGGACGCGGATCGCCCGCTGGACTTCTTTGAGTTCGAGGAGGAGTAGCCGTGGCGGAGAGCAGGAAGAGGATCCTTTACGTGTACCGCGACCCGGAGGGCAGGGTCGTGCGGGCGGTCGGGACCCCGCGCGAGTTCCAGGTGCGCGAGGCCATGGACCGCCTGGCCAGTGAGGGCCTGGCCCCGCAGCCGGGCTACGACATCGCCCGCGAGCTCGTCCACAACTGGGCGGACGGCATGGGCACGGACGCGTTCATACTCTAGGGAAGGAGACCGGGATGAGGAAGGTAGTGTACGGGCTGAGCTGCGTCGCGGCGGTCGCGCTGTTCGCGTGGTGGTCGGCGATCGCCTACGCGGACCGGGGGTACTGGGCCGTGGGCGGCGAGTACGGGGCGCTGCTGCTGCCCCTGCTGGTCGCGGCGGTCGACTGCGCGCTGCGGGACGCGGCGGAGGAGAGGGAGGACTGACATGGAGGAGAGGACCGGCGCGGCGCGCCTGCGCCAGGCGATCACGAATCAGGCGACGTGCGGAAGCGGCCAGTTCGAGCTGTCGATCGACGGCGCCGACAGGCTGTGCCGCGAGATCGAGGCCGAGCTCGAGAACTCGTCATGGGCCAAGGGCGTGCCCGCGCCAAGGGACGCGGACGGCGAGGTCGTGCCGCTAACTACGAAGGTGATGTACGGAGACGACGGAAGAGAGTTGGAAGTCAGCATTTTCAAGCTCTGGAACGAACCTTACGCAATGCAATGGCGGGCTTCCTGCACAAACAAGGACGGTGGTATGAGGTATGCCGACGTGAGTAACCTCCACCTCACGCGCCCCGATAGCTGGGAGAAGCTGGAGGAGGACGCGAAGCTTGCGCCGAGAGCCTACCTGGAGAAGCGCGGCACCGTCCCCGGGCGCGACGGACGGGTTGCGGCGATGGCCGTCGACATCGTGCGCCGGGCCAAGGTGCTCGCGGAGGTGGGCGCGGATGACCGGCAACAATAAGCGCCGCGAGGCGTACGGGGAGGGGTGCGGAATGGCTGAGGTCCCTCCCCTCTGGCCCGCGCAGGCCGAGGCCGTCGAGTTCGCCCTCGCGCGCCCGGCGACCATGCTAGACATGGGCATGGGGTGCGGCAAGACCCGCGTGGCGATCGAGGTCATGGGCGCGCGCCCGGACGTGGTCAAGGTGCTCGTGGTGTGCCCCAAGGCCGTGGTGCCGGTGTGGCTGCGGCAGGTGGAGCGGTTCGGGCCGGCCACGGGCCGCTGCTGGAGGGTCGTGTGCAAGCGCCCGGGCGAGACGGTCCGGGCGTTCGCCGACCGGGCCCGCGACGCCCTGACCCGTGGGCACGACCGCGTGGGGGCCGTCCAGGCGTTCATAGTCAACTACGAGTCGGTGTGGAGGGCCCCGCTCGGGGACTTGCTGTGCCAGGTGGCGGAGCGGGGCATGCTGCAGATGGTGGTGCTCGACGAGAGCCACCGCGCCAAGGCGGCGGGCTCGAAGGTGTCCAAGTACCTGGCGATGCTCGGCAGGCGCGTGCGCTACCGCCTGTGCCTGTCGGGCACGCCCATGGCGAACTCGCCCCTCGACGTGTACGGCCAGTACCGCTTCCTCGACCGCTCGATCTTCGGCACCAACCACGAGCGCTTCCTGCAGGCCTACGCCGTGATGGGCGGGCCCGATCGCAACTTCATCGTCGGGTACAAGAACCAGCGGGACCTCATGGGCCGCTTCCGCTCGATCGCCTACACATGCAGCCTGGAGGACGTGGCCGACCGCGCCAAGCTGCCCGACGCCCTGCCCGACCAGGTGCTTCCGGTGAGCCTCCCCTCCCGCGACATGCGGGCGCTGCGGGACCTCCAGCGCGACTTCGTGGCCGAGTGCGGGGGCGGGTTCGCCACCGCGAGCAACGTACTGGTGCGGCTGCTGCGCATGCAGCAGATCACCTCCGGGTTCTGCGAGGTCCAGCCCGGCCCGGGCGAGGCGGGGGAGCTGCGCGAGCTGAACGCGGCCAAGTACGACGCGGCGCTGGACTGGGCGCGCGACCTGCCCCCGGGCGACCGGCTGGTGGTGTTCTGCACGTTCACGCATGACTTGGACGCCTCTCGGAGGCTCTCGGAGGCCCTCGGGAGGCCCTTCTTCGAGCTGTCCGGGCGCGAGCACCGGGCCGACGAGTGGGGGGCCTCCGAGGGCGGCCTCCTGGCCGTCCAGATACAGGCCGGGGCCGAGGGGGTGGACCTCACCGCCTCCAGTCGCGCGCTGTACTGGTCGCTGCCGCACTCGCTTGCGCTCTACGAGCAGAGCCGCGCCCGCATACGCCGCCCGGGACAGTCGCGCCCTGCGCAGTTCGTGCACCTGGTGGCCGAGGGGACCGTGGACGAGGGCGTGTACGCGAGCCTCCGGGCCAAGAGGGACGTGATCGACGCGGTGCGCGACGGTAGCTTCGACTTCGGGTATATGAGGAAATAGACCACTTGACAGTCGACTTGACGCGTTTATACAATGTCGTTGCAACGGTGCAACGGTGCAACCGATCAGAGAGGAGAGAGTATGAAGGACAACGGGGCCCCCCGCAACAGGCTGCGCGAGCTGCGCGACCGCTCGCGCCTGACGCAGGATGAGGTGTCCACGCTCACCGGCATCTCGGTGGCCGCGATCTCGCGCCACGAGAACTGCAGCCGGGGCCTGAGCCAGGACGCGATCGAGAAGTACGCCGGGGTGTACAAGGTGCACACCTACGAGATCTTCGTGGACCCTGCGGAGGTAGGCAGTGGACGAGACGAGTAGGCTGGCGCTGGAGTACGTGGACCGGGGGTGGTCCGTGCTCCCCGTGCGCCCGGACGAGAAGCGCCCCTACATGGGCAACTGGCTGCAGTACACCCACCAGCGGGCCCCGCGCCGGCAGGTCGAGCAGTGGTTCGCCGCGCTGACCGGGGCGGGCGTGGGAGTGGTCACCGGCAAGGTATCCGGCATGGTGGTGCTGGACGTCGAGGCCGACTGCCCGACCCCCGTGGGGGAGTTGCTGCGCAGGTGGCCCACCCGGATGGTGAGCCGCACCGGGTCGGGCGGCTATCACCTGTTCTACTCCTACCCCCAGGGCGTGGGCCGGGTCTCCAACCGGGTGCGGATCTTCGAGGGCGCGGACCTGCGCGCCGACGGCGGCTTCATCGTGCTGCCCCCGACCCGCCACGCGAGCGGCAACCGCTACGAGTGGGTGGAGCAGGGCGCGCCGGGGCCGTTCCCGCGCGAGCTGCTGGACATGCGGGCGCAGCCCTCCTCCCGCGAGGGCGACGGCTGGATCGCCGAGGCCCTGCGCGGGGTGTCCGAGGGAGGGCGCAACGACACGTGCGCGCGACTGGCCGGGTACTTCTTCAAGAAGGGCCTGGAGAGCGACATCGTGGAGGCGCTGCTGCAGGAGTGGAACGAGCGCAACGACCCGCCGATGCCCGCCCGTGAGGTGCGCACCACGGTGCGCTCCATCGAGCGGTCCCACGCGCTGGGCGGCGAGCAGTTCACCTCCGTGCAGTTCGAGGACGACCGCACGGCGGAGGAGCGGGCGGAGGGGTCGACCTTCGACGTGATGCGGATGGTGGACTACGTGAAGGGCTACGGCGGCGGCGGCGTGCACTGGCTCGTGGACGACTGGCTGCCGGACGCGTCGATCACGTTCCTGGTCAGCCCGCCCGAGAGCTACAAGACCTGGCTGCTTCTCGACCTGGCGGTGTCGGTGTCGGCGGGCGTGCCGTTCCTTGGGCGCTACCGCGTCAACGACCCCGGCCCCACGATGATCATCCAGCAGGAGGACAGCCATGCGGGCCTGACCGACCGCCTGGCGCTGATCGTGGAGCAGAAGACCAGCTCGCTGGAGGACATCGACGGCGACGAGTGGAGGATACCGGTCATGCCGGACTTGCCGATCTACGTGCACCCCTCCCGCATGCTGCGGTTCGATAACGAGCGTGTGCTGGAGGAGCTGGAGAAGCAGATAGAGGCGATCCACCCCAAGGTCGTGCTGATCGACCCCCTGTACTCCACCACCTCCTCGGTGGACGGCTACATGGCCGATCTCGCCAATCAGATGATGGTGCTCAAGACCTGGCGCGACCGCTACGGGTGCTCGTTTTTGATCGCTCACCACTCGCGGAAGAACATCGACCCCGACAGCACGGCCCGCGAGGACTCGTGGGGATCGCAGTTCCTGAACGCCTTCCTGGAGGCGGGCTGGCAGATCCGACGCAACCCGCGCCTAGCCGACAACGAGGTGGTGGTGCGCAGGCACTCGAAGGTCATGGGCAACCAGCCGCCGGTGTCGCTCACCTTCGACATCAGCACGGTGCACCCCATGCGCTACCGCGTGGACGTGCGCGACTATCAGGCGGCCCCGGGACAGGGGCAGCGCAAGCCCGCCCAGGCTTCGCTGCTGGACATCATCCGCGAGTCGCCGATGACCCAGGCGGAGCTTGTCCAGGCCACGGGCAAGAACAGGTCCACCGTCTCCCGGCAGATCCGGCAGCTGGAGGCGGCGGGCATGGTGGAGAGGATGCCGGACGGAAAGTTCAGGAGGACCGAGGGATGAGAGAGACCAAGTGCCTGTACCCCGAGGGCGCGTCGCCCGAGGGGATGGTGTCGGCCACGCAGCTGCAGAGCTGGATGGCCTGCGCCAAGAGGTGGGAGTACGGCTACCTGGAGGGGCTAGCGCCCCGCGTGGAGCGCCCGTACCTGACGATCGGCAAGCTCTGCCACGCCGGGTTCGAGGCGGCCATGCGCCACGCGTGGATGGTGGAGCACGGGGCCGTCGCCGACGGCGACCTGCGGGAGCTGATCGGCGTGGGGGAGGCCCGGATACGCGAGGAGCACGACCGGTACCTGTCGGGGGTGGACCTGCTGCCCGAGGAGTTGCCGGAGTTCCAGCAGCGCCTCCAGGACGCGCTCGCGGTGTTCGGGCAGGCGCTCGCCGAGTTCGACCCCGCGCGCTGGGAGGTGCTGACCGTGGTCGGCGGCGACGGTCAGGAGCGCCCCGCCCTGGAGCTGCACTTCCTGGTCCCCTGCGCGGGATCCAAGGGCCTGCACGGCTACGTCGACGCGATCCTGCGCGACCGCGAGACCGGCCACGCCTGGTGCGTGGACTACAAGTTTCGCTCGCAGCTGGAGGATCCTGAGGAGGAGCAGTTCTCGCTGCAGAACGCGGTGTACATGAGGGCCTGCGAGCGCATGGGGGCGGACGTGGTGGGCACGCTCACCTGGCAGCACCTGAACGTGCCCGCCGCCGACCCGGCGCTCACCAAGAGCGGGGTGTCCCGCGCCCGCGTGCGAACCACGTGGGCCCACTACCGCGCGTTCGTGGAGCAGCAGGGGCTGGACCCCGCCGACTACGCGGAGATGGAGGGGAAGCTCGCGGACGTGGAGTGGTTCCGCGAGACCTACGAGCTGCGCTCCCCCGAGACCGTGCGCGCGATCTGGGATCAGGTGGTCGTTCCCGCCTCGTGGGGCGTCCGCCGCTCCTCGAAGGGCGGCAGCCGCCGCTCCATGTTCCCCTGGAACTGTCGGGGCTGCCAGTTCCGCGACCTGTGCCAGGTGGAGCTGCGCGGGTACGACGCGGACGACGTGCGGCAGCGCCAGTACACTCGGAAAGAGCACCGGAAATAGACCACTTGACAGGGTGGGCAGGGTCGTGATACGATGGTCCCGCCATCCAGTAGAGAGGAGAAGACATGGCAAACGAGGTTCTGAGCGACGCCGCCTCCGAGTTCGAGGACAGGCTGCGCGCGACCGGCAGGGAGGGGGTGGAGGCCCTGATCGCCTGGCTGGAGGGCTCGGACTTCTTCCAGGCCCCCGCCAGTACCCGCTGGCACGGGGCGCACGAGGGCGGGCTGGTGGAGCACTCGCTGGCGGTGTGCGACCGCCTGCTGCAGCTCGACGCCGGCCTCGGGTTCGGCCTGGCCAAGGAGTCGATGGCTCTGTGCGCCCTGCTGCACGACGTGTGCAAGGCGGACTGCTACGTGCGGGACTTCCGCAACGTCAAGGACGAGCGCGGGCAGTGGCACCGCGTGCCCTGCTACAAGTTCGAGGAGAAGTTCCCCTTCGGTGGGCACGGGTCCAAGAGCGTCTACCTGGTGCAGCACTTCGTGGAGCTGTCCCCGGAGGAGGCGGCGGCGATCAACTGCCACATGGGGCAGTTCGACGCGACCAGCTACAGCAACCCCAGCCCGGTCTACGCGGCTAACCCGCTGGCCTGGCTGCTGCACGTGGCCGACGAGGCCGCGACGTACGTGGACGAGAAGTAGAGAGGAGACTCGGATGAAGAGCAAGATCAAGGGTATGGTCACCTGCGATATCTGCGGGCGCGACTTCCCGCTGATCGCGGAGGAGACGTACGTGGCCCGGGACGTGGAGCGCGGCGGGGTCGTCGCGGTGATCACAGGAGAGGTGGAGACCGCGTGGTACGACGCGATCGACTGCCCGCACTGCGGGTGCCAGAACGTCCTGCAGGAGCGCAAGCGCCCGATCGCGCCGGAGGATGCGGGCTGCGGGGAGGGCGACGACCCCGAGTCGTGCGCCGACTGCTGCGGTGGGTGTTCCGCGTGCCCGGGCGGCGAGGAGGTAGACGATGGCGAGTGACGCGTACCTGATCACCCCCTCCTCGTTCACCGACAAGATGAACATCATGATCTACGGCGACCCCGGCTCGGGCAAGACCTTCCTCGCCGGCACGGCGCAGGACAGCCCCTACATGGCGGACGTGCACGTGTTCAACATCGACGGCGGCATGATGACGCTGGCCCAGCGCGGCGACATCCACGCCACCGACGTGCGGTCGGTCACCGACCTGGAGCGGGAGCTGCACTCGCTGGCGGCGAGGGACGAGAAGTACGCCACGACCAAGACCGTCGTCATCGACAACGTGACGGAGCTGCAGACGCTCGCCCTGGAGGGTATCACCACGTCCGAGTACGCGAGCCGCAAGAAGAAGGACCGGACGTATACAATCGACCAGGTGTACCTGGAGGATTACGGCCTGGCGGGCAAGCAGATCGCCCGCGTCCTGCGCGGGTTCCGCGACCTCCCGGTGAACGTGATCTACATCGCGCACCGCAAGGACCGCATGCGCCCCGGCACCAACGTGCTGGAGGAGTCCAAGCCCAACCTCACCGAGAAGCTGTCGACCTCGGTCATGGGCTACATGGACTTCGTCTGGTATCTCTACACCGCCGACGAGCAGGTGCCGGAGGGGGAGGGCTTCCGCACCGAGACCCACCGCTACATGCTCACCCAGCCCATGAACAACTACGCCGCCAAGACGCGCGGCAGCGAGTTCGCCGAGGCCATAGGCCCGGTGGTGCGCGACCCGAACCTCGCGCAGCTCATGGGTATCTATCAGTCAGTAAGCAGCCACGAGTAGAAGGAGTAACCATGGCTAACAACAACCCATTCATGCCCAGCACCGCCACCAGCACCCCCATGCCGGGGCCCGGAGGGGCCGCCGCGCAGGCGTCCTCCGACGAGTTCGCCGTCGACCTGACCGAGGTCGAGTCCTCGGGCCTAATCCCCGAGGGGACCTACCGCGTGCGCTGCGCGGACGTCCGGCAGTCGGTGTCCAAAGGCGGTAACCCGATGTTCGTCTGGGACTTCGAGATCGTCGGCGGCGGGCACGACGGGCGCATGCTCAAGGTCTTCACCGCGATCACCCCGGCGGCCATGTGGAAGGTGGCCGAGACCGTGGTGGCGCTCGGCATCGGCCAGACCGGCAGCGTGGTGAAGTTCAAGCGCTCGGACGTGATCGGCAAGGAGTGCGGCGCGGTCGTCGAGGACACCGAGTACAACGGCAACAAGCGCTCCCAGATCTCGCGCGTGATCCCGCTCTCCGAGATGGGCAAGTAGGATGCTGGTCGACACGCTGGACAAGCTGCGCGAGGTAGCCCCTGACCTCCTGGCGTGCATGGACCCCTGCGTAGACACCGAGACCACCGGCCTGGACGCCTTCGGGCGTCCGGGCCGGGCCCGGGACCGCGTGATAGGGATCTCCGTCGACACCAGCACCGAGGCGTACTACTTCCCGTTCCGGCACGAGCAGGGTGCCAACCTGCCCGATGGGCTGCTGGATCCTGACGGCTTCCTGGGGCGCTATCTCTCGGACGAGCACCGCACGTACCTAGGCTTCAATTACGGCTTCGACCTGCACATGCTGGCGGCGGAGGGGATCGCGATCCCGCCCAAGTTCGAGGACGCCATGCTCGCCCTGCACCTGATCAACGAGAACGAGCCGTCGTTCAAGCTGAAGGAGGTGTGCGACCGATATAGGATCGGGGACGGGTCCCTGCAGGAGTCGATCCTGGAGGACAGGGTGTTCGAGGAGTGCCGACGCCTCGGCCTGGAGTGCAGCCGCTCCCCCAGGGCCGAGCACAACGTGAAGTCCATGATGTATGTCCTGCCACCCGCCGACGTGGAACCCTACGCCTGCGACGACGTGCGCCTCACCCGGCAGCTCATGGGCTACCTGCGCGAGGCGCTGCGTGCCCAGGGCCTGGAGGAGATCTTCCGCCAGGCGTGCTACTACGACTATGTAGTGGTGCAGATGGAGCAGCGCGGCATGCACGTGGACCGCCCCATGCTGGAGCACTACCGCGCCGAGGCCGAGGGCAACGCCACCAGGGCCGTGAAGGCCCTGCACGAGGCCGCTGGGTTCGACCTGAACCCCAACAGCCCCAAGCGCGTGTGCGAGTTCCTGGGGACGACCTCCAGCGCGGCGGCGGTGCTGCAGGACCTGATCGACGCGGGCGGGGAGGGCGCGGAGCGCGCGCGGCTGGTGCAGGAGGCGCGCGGGTGGCTGTCGGTGAACAGCCGATACTACACGCCGTACCTGGAGCAGGCCGACGAGGATGACGTGCTGCACTGCAACCTCAACCTGATCGGCACCTACACGGGCCGCCTGTCGTGCTCGCACCCGAACCTGCAGGCCGTGGCCAAGGCCACCGAGGTCTTCAAGGTCAAGGACGTGTTCACGGCCCGGCCCGGCATGGTGATGATTCAGGCGGACTACAAGCAGGCCGAGATGCGCCTGGTCACGCACTACACACAGGACCCGACCATGCGCAAGCTGATCGAGGACGGCGCGGACCTGCACTCCGCCACGGCGGAGCTGCTGGGGATCCCGCGCAACGCGGCGAAGCGCCTCAACTTCTCGGTCATCTACGGCATCGGGGCCCGCAAGCTGGCGGACAACCTCAAGGAGCCAGTGGAGCAGGCGCGCGACTACCTGGAGCGTTACCACGCGCTGTACCCGGGCTTCCGCCGCCTGATGTCCCAGTGCGAGGAGTTCGCCAAGCAGTACGGCTACATCGAGATGTGGACGGGCCGCATCCGGCACTTCAACGTGCCGGAGGCCGACCCTCACAAGGCTATGTCCAACCTGATCCAGGGCGGCGTGGCCGAGATCGTCCGCGTGGCGATCTCGCGCCTGTACCCGGCCATCCACGACATAGGGGGCCACCTGCTGATGCAGGTGCACGACTCGGTGATATTCGAGGTGCCGGAGGGGGCGCTCGACGTGGCGCTGCCAACCATCAAGCTGATAATGGAGGACTTCGAGTTCGTCCCGGCGGTCGGGGTGGACATCGAGTACGGAGGGTCCTGGGGCACGTTCCATGACTGGGACGGCGGCCCGACATGGCTCGGCGAGGCGCCGGTACCGGACTGCGCCCCAGAGGCCCGGGAGGGGATATCGTGACGGACGAGGGAGGAGGCGCCCCGCTGTGGGCCAGGGTGCTGGCCTGCGCGCTGGTGGCGCTGATGACCATGGCCACGCTGGCGATCATAGCGGCGCTGGCCGTGCGGGCCCTGCGCCTGCTGGCCTGGGGGCTGGTGTGGCTGGTGTCGATGGCCTGGGGAGGGGGTGTCGCCCCGTGATCGTGGCGGTGGACTTCGACGGGGTGCTGTGCCGGGACGAGTTCCCGGAGATCGGGGCCCCGAACTACCGGATAATCTCGCTGGTGCGCGAGATCGCCGACGCGGGCCACGAGGTGGTGCTGTGGACCAGCCGCGCCGACGACAAGCTCGTGGAGGCGGTGCGCTGGTGCGAGGACCGGGGGCTGCACTTCTGCGCGGTGAACGACAACGCCCCCAGCAACAGGGCGCAGTACAGGGACCTGTACCCTAACGGCACCCGCAAGGTGTACGCGGACGTGTACATGGACGACAAGGACGCCCGATTCCGCAAGACCATGGCGGAGAGGGGATACGACGAGGCGCTGAAGTGCCTGGAGCACAGCGTCAGAAAGGTGGTTTTAGATGTCTAGAGGAAAGATGTGCGCCCTGGTGGGCGGCCAGTACGGCAGCGAGGGCAAGGGGGCGATCGCCCGCCACGTGGCCGACCGCTACAGCGTCCACGTGCGCGTGGGCTCCCCCAACGCCGGCCACACGATCTACTGGCACGGCGCTAAGCACGTCATGCAGTCGATCCCGTGCGGGTGGATCAACCCGGAGGCCAAGATCGTGATCGGGCGCGGGGCGCTGCTAAACATGCGCCTGCTGATGAACGAGCTGGTGCACATCCTGCAGTACTACCCGGACTTCCTGAGCCGCCTGTACATCGACTCCTGCGCCGGGATCCTCGATGAGAGGTTCCACGAGCAGGAGGGCGGGATCAACGGCGAGATGCACCGCCGTATCGGCTCCACCGGTGAGGGGGTGGGCCCCGCCAGGATCGCCCGCCTGGAGCGCGACCCGGAGAAGTTCCGCCTGTTCGGGGACGTGTGCGACGACTACGGCCTCAGCGTGTGCTGCGTGAACAACACCCCGGGCCTGATCGCGGGGTGGCAGGACGCCGGGGAGGACGTGCTGATCGAGGGCACGCAGGGCTCGGGCCTCAGCCTGCTGCACTCCCATTGGCCCTACTGCACCAGCGTCGACACCAACGCGGCGGGCATGATCTCGGAGGTCGGGGTGGCCCCGTCGCGACTGACCGACGTGCTGATGGTCTGTCGCACGTTCCCCATCCGCGTGGCGGGCAACTCCGGCCCCATGGAGGGCGAGACCGAGTGGGGCGAGATCTCGGAGCGCGTCGGGCACCAGGTCGTGGAGCGCACGACGGTGACCCACAAGGTCCGCCGCGTGGCCCACTGGGACCCGGAGCTGTTCCGGCAGTCGGAGCTGCTGAACGCCCCGACCGAGGTCGCTCTCACCTTCTGCGACTACGTGGACCCCGCGCTCGCGGGCACGCGCAGCGTCTCGCAGGTGCGCGACAGCGCGCCCATGTCGGAGTTCCTGGAGGCCGCCGGCCTGACGGGCCGCGTGCGCTACTTCGGCACCGGCCCCGACAGCGTCGCGGAGGTGGCGGAGTGATGGCCGCGCGCTACGTGGACTACAGGCTGGGGGAGGGGGCGCGCCGCCCCTTCAAGCGCCACTCCGGCGACGCGGGGTGGGATCTGTACGCGAGCCGCCCGGTGACGGTCGGGCCCGGAGAGACCGTGGACGTGCACACCGACATCTACATCTCCATGCCCCCGCGCCTGTACGCCAGGATCACGGGCCGCAGCTCCAGCCTCCGCAAGCACCGCCTGCTGGTCAACGAGGGGATAATCGACAACGGCTACCGGGGGGAGCTGTTCGTGTGCGTGCACAACATGGGAGACGAGCCGATGGAGGTTCGCCCGGGGATGCGACTGGCGCAGGTGCTCTTCCACGTGATCGAGGACGTGCGGTGGTCGGAGGTCGACGTGCTGCCCGGCAGCCCGGACGGTCGCGGCGAGGGCGGCTTCGGGTCCACGGGGGAGTGATCGGCGTGAGGTATGAGACGGGGGCCGTGCGCGACACCGGCGGCAAGGGAAGGTGCGACCTGTTGCCGCACTCGGCCCTGCTGCGCGTGGCGCGGCACATGGAGAACTCGCTCGCGGACCACGAGGAGCGCAACTGGGAGAGGGGCCTGCCCATGCACTGCTTCCTCGACTCGGCCATGCGGCACGTCTTCAAGTACATGGACGGCCAGACCGACGAGGACCACTTGGTGGCTGCGGCCACCAACCTGCTGATGGCCCTGTGGACGGAGGACCACCTCCCGGCCATGCAGGACATCCCGACCCGCCCCGAGTATGTCTCCGAGGTGGCAGGACGCCTCTCCGCGACACGCGAGGAGAGGGCCCGGTACGAGTGTCCCGACGCCGCCTCCGAGGGGCACGGGGAGGCTCCCGTGGGCGGAGGGCACCTTGCCCGGCAGCGGGGCTAGGGACGAGCGCCTGGAGTACGAGGGGGTCGTGGTGCCGCTCCTGCGGTACCTCGGCTCCCTCCCGCGCTCCAAGGCGATCAACGTCCATGGGGGCATTTACACAGAGCGCGGCACCCCGGACGTGATCGGCTGCGTGGGCGGGCGCATGGTGGCCTTCGAGTGCAAGCGTGACCGCGCGGAGCGCCCGACCAGGATCCAGCTCTGGAGGCTGTCCGAGTGGATCCGCGCGGGCGCGGTGGTGGGCGCGGTGGCGAGCGTCGAGGACGCGGAGCTAATCCTGCGCCTGATGGGCGTCGTGGAGTAGGCGGATCCTCGACATCACCGCCTGGTACTCGGCGGGGTACACCACGCGCAGCGCGGACATGTGCTCGTCGAGCACCGACATAAGGCTCGGCACGTCGATCCCGACGCAGGCGGCCAGGAACTCGGAGGAGGGCCCCTCGTGGCCCTCCTCCGCGCGTGCGCGGGACCGCAGGTTGTCGCGCACCGAGTACAGGCACGACAGCATCCCGCAGGTCTCGTAGTCGGTGCTGCCCTCCTCCTCAAGCGCCGCTATCTCGTCCTCGATGATAGACAGGTCCAGCACGTCCCCTCCCCTCACGACGCGAGCGCCACCGGCCTGGGCAGCGCCGCGTTCACCGCCTGCACCACCTCCCGGCCGTAGTTCGCCAGGAAGTTGCACGCCCACTCCTCGACGTCGACCCACGACTCCCCCGGCACGATCCGGTGCAGGCCCTCCAGCAGCCCGTAGCTGATCATGGCGCAGTGCCCCGCCTCGTGCAGCAGCACCTGGTCCAGGAACGGCCCGCGCAGATCCCGGGACAGGTACACGCGGCGCGTGGAGGGGTCGGTGGTCGCTATACGGGCGGACCCCGTGCGGTCCCGAAGTCTCGGGTCGCCGGGGTCCACCAACTGGGGCCTCCACACGTCGCCGTTTATGACGATCGGCCCTATCATGTCTACATCTCCCGCATCAGTTCCTCAAGGTCGTGCTTGAGCTGCTCGCGGCGCGCCGGGTCGGCCTCCTCCATCATGGAGCGGATGTTCTCGACCGACTCCTCGGTGTAGCCGCGACGGCGCATGCGGCGCCGTCGGTTGGCCGGGTTGGCGGGCCAGTTGCCGTACTGGTTGCGGTAGCCCATGCGGCCTCCCTCGCCGTCGGGTGACTCCACGCGATAGCCGGAGCGCCCGCCGGGGGACCCGCCCTCGTCGTAGCCGTAGCGGCCGCCGCCGTCCTCCATGGCCTCGACCACCGACTCGTAGTAGTCGGCCTCCACGCATGACTTCTCGGCCTCGGCCAGGTCCTTGATCATGTCGACCACGGCACCCATCTCGCGGGTGTCCACGCGGTCCAGGCCCTGCTGCATCTGCTGGTGCGCGTACTCGCAGAGCTTGTCCTTCATCTTACAGATCTTGTCGATCATCGCGTCCTCCTCACGACTCGCGCTTGATCACCAGCGCGGGGTTGGCCGCGAGCGTCACCGGCGTGGTGCCGGCGTTGACCACGGTAACGGACGCGCCGTTGAAGCGGCTGCAGAACTTGGTGCTGGCGTGCACGTTGTACACGTCGGTGCCCAGGGCGGCGGTGGCGGTCATTGTGGTCTCCGGCAGCGGCTCGCCGTCCACGGCGATCACCAGGTTGGGCTGCGTGCCGGCGGCCCCGCCCACGTTGCCGGTGAACTCGAGGGCGTACACGCCGCAGCGGAGCCGCACGGACCCAGAACCCGCGCGGTGGTACTCGCCGCAGCCGGTGTGCATGACGCAGTTGGCGAACGTGGCCGCAGCGCCCGGCTGGATCGTCTGGGCTGTCGGGCTCGACAGAACGATCATCTTCCTCTCCTCTCATACGGCGGCGCGCGGGAGGTGCTCCCGCCCCGCGCGCCGGTGTCCGCTAGTTGCAGCCGCAGCCGGTGCCGCAGCACCCGCCATACCCGTATCCGCCGTAGCCGTTAGCGCCCCACGGGTTGCTCGTGATGTACGCGGGCTGCGGGCAGGGACGCAGCTGGTCGACCAGGTACTGGTTCTGCTGGCTCTGGGACGCGGCCAGGCGCAGGGCCTGGTTCTCGTCGCGGAGCGCCTGCATCTTCTCCTGGGCCATGTAGTCGACGATGCGATCGCCCACCTTGTCGATGGCCTGGAGGGTGGCGCACTGGTTCTGCGCCATGTCGAAGCGGGTCTGCATGGCCTGCTTCTCCTGCTCGCAGCAGCAAGACGCGACCTGCTGCTGGACGGCGTTCGTGTTCATGACGCCCTGGGTCGTGTTCGCCTGGATCGCGGCCTGCGTGTCGCAGCAGCACTGGGCGAGCTGGGCCTGGAGCGCCTGCGTGCCGAGGCGGGACTCGTAGCCCTGCGACACGACAGCCTGGTTGACGCCGCTGAAGCCCTGGCAGAGTGCGTTCTGGACGGCGGCGAAGCCGGTGTTCATGCCGTTCGCGGTCGCATAGAAGCCGTCGCACAGGCCGTTGTTGACGCCGTCCATCTTGCGCTCGAGCGACGCGAAGTCGGTCGCGAGCGCGAAGCCGTTCGGGACGCCTCCGTTGAACGTACAATCGCCGGTGTTGCCGCCGCCGAAGCCACGGTTGCCGCCCCAGCCGAACAGGGCGAACAGGATGATGAGCACCCACCACCCGTTACCGTCGCCCCACCCGCCGGAGTTGCGGTTGCCGTCGGTCACGGCGGCGATGTCCGCGATGCTCGGAGAGTTGCTGAACATGGTTCATTCCTTCCTCTCGGAATACACTACTCCCATGTCGCGGGTCCTATAGGTAAGCGCGCTCTCCGCGCCATGGTTCACTGGATGTGGAAGAACTGCTGGGCCTGGCGCACCGCGTCCTCAGGCTTGACGCCATAGGTGTCGCACAGGTTGCGGGCGATCTGCTCGCCCCTCTTGGAGTCGCCGCTTCGAATGACGTCTACCATACTCTGGGCGTTCGGGTTGTTGGCGACCTGGGGCATGTGCCCCAGCAGACCCAGGGCGAAGTCTCTAGCGCTGCCCGGCATCGGGATCGTCCTCCCCTAGGATGTGGTCCAGCATGGACAGGGCGCGGTCGAGCTTGGCGTCGATCTGTGCCACAGGGTCCGCCTGCGGGGCGGCCTCCTGGGCCTCCGCCACGTAGCGGACGGTCTGGATGCTGCCATCGGGGGTCCACCGCTTGCCCCACACGCATGAGCCGTCGGCGGCGGGGAACCAGGCCACGGTGCCGTCTGTCGGCACCTCCTGCACCTGGATCTCGCCTGGGCCCGTGACGACCCTCCCGGAGATCCCGGGCTGAGGGTGGAAGGAGGGCGCGGGGGAGTACCCCTGTCCGACCATCTGCTGCATGGTCTGGGGCTGGAACCCCGGCACCCCGTACTGCGGATACTGGAACGGACTCATGGGCATCTCCGCTCTCCTTCCTTCGGGCCTACACGAGAGCGGGCGGCATCCAGCCACCCGCGTCGATCACACCAACTGGTTGACTCGCGCCTGCACCGCGTCGTAGTCGTATCCTGCGGCCTTCAGTCGCTGTCGGCGCTTGGGGTTGTTTCCCCACTCGCCACGGATTACCTCCTGCGCGAGCTGGTCCACGGTCTTGCCACCGCCATTGACTACGGCCATGACCTCGTCGTACCGATCGCCCAGGACGGCCCGACGAGCGTCGCCGTTGCCATATCTGCCCTGCCACACCTCGTCGGCGAGCGTCTGCGTCGAGGCCGCCTGAATGTGGTTGATGAAGTCCTGAACCTCGTTGTAACGAGAGCCAAGAGCCGACTTACGAGCGTCGCCGTTGCCGTACCTGCCCTGCATGGCCGCCACGGCAAGCTCCAGCGTGGAGCCGGAGGGGGCGTTAGCGGTACTAGGAGCCGTCGGGGCGCTAGGCGTTCCATCGCCGCCGGCGTACTTGGCCCACGCCGAGGCGTCGCCGTAGAACACGTTGCCGTCCAGGTTGCCGCCAAACCCGCCGATGCGGACGCTGGAGCTGAACTGCCAAGCACAGACCCCGCCGCCGTTCACGGCGTAGGGGAACGGGTTGCTCATGCCGAAATTGATGTCCGTAATGCCGTTAGACGGGTAGCCGGCGATCCAACGGCCGCAGTTGGTGTTGACGGTGCCCTGATTGAAGCGCCAAGCGTTGGCGTACACCCAAGGCCACACGCCGGTCAACGCGTGGTAATGCTCGACGAACTTATTGACCCATGCGACGGACTGGCCCGCCTCCCAGTCGAGGACGGGGATGCCCCTGCCCTCGTAGCCCCTCGTGTTGTTGCGGAAGAACTCCGCCTCAGCAGAGGCGTCGTTGTTGCGGGCGAAGTGGTAGAAGCCGAACGGGATGCCCCCAGCCACGGCCTGCTGGATGAACGTGTCGCAACACTTGTCGACGTAGCCGAGGCCTTCGGTGGCCTTGACGATCACGCCCCCGAGCCCGCCGTTGCGGGCCACAGAGGCGACGTTGAGCCCGGCCTGCCAGTTGGAGATGTCGATGAACTTAAGCGCCATTGCTACTTCTCCTTGCTCGCGGTGACCCTGGCCCTGGCCGTGGACACGCCAAGCAGCGCACCCACCAGGGTGCCGGTGGCGGTGATAACCGTCACGGCCACGTCCGTATACTCCCACCCGAGGGCCATGCCCACGGTGCCGGTGAACGCGGCGACGGCGGGCAGGGCGATCAGGCCCACCCACTTCAGCACTGCGTATACCTTATCGGGGATCATGTACTCCACTGTCTCGACCTCCTAGGTCAATCTCCTTGCCCTGCATTGTAGCACCGGCGGAGGCCGTTGTCAACCACCCCTCGCCGACCGAGTAGCTCTGGTGCGCCTCCATGATCTCCTCGTACATGTGGGTGCCGGGGCCGTTGAGCCCCAGCTCGTCATGGTAGTGCCGGTACACCCGGTCCACCTGCTGTTTCTCCGCAGCCGAGCATGGGTACCCTTCGATGACAAAGCGCCGGTGCAGATCCTCGAGCCGGTAAAACAGCAGCTCGCCGAGTATAGCGCGATTCTGTACACGCTCTTCGTGTTCACGGCGCGACGCGTCATGCAAGTGCGCGGTGTTGGTTTTGACCGCGTTCAACAGCCAGCCGATCACGGTGCCCATAATCGTGGTCACAGCAGTCGTTATTACGTAGTTAAGCATTAAATCGATACCTCTTAAACAACAATTGTTGCTAGATCATGCACGACACCGAGATGCTGACAGAAATAGTATCCGACCACGGTCAGCTAGGCCCCGAGCACGATGAGCCAGTTGATGCGCACGTTGCTGCCGACGCTCACGCCCTCGAAGCGGGCCCAGATGCCGCCCGAGGCAGGGGAATAATACGTATGTAGGCCGTGAAGCGTCTTCTGGGAGACGTAGTCGCCGTTCATCGCCACGATCACGTCCTTGGACTGGTCGAAGTAGCGGCCGCAGATGCGCTTGAACGTGTCCTTGGTCATGAGCGAGATGGTCTGGCCGTAGTCGTCGGCGCGGGCCCTGTCCACCGTCGTTCCGGGGTAAATGAAGCTCACGGGGTAGAGCTTGTTCGCTGCCCGGGATACGGAATCCCCGAGGTCCGCGAGGGGCGTGAGGACGGAGAGCAGCGGCTCGGGGTCGGCAGCGTTGATGCCGCTCAGCTTGACACGATAGAGGGGCATGAAGGCCTCGGCGTCTCCCTTGAGCAGATCGCCTGCTGTGTACGCCGGATCCTTCGCCGCGCCCTCGCTCGACGCCGGCTCGCCGGTGAGCACCTGGAACTCCACCGACTCGCGGCCGCTCGTCTCCCGGGAGAAACGCAGGCCGATTATGTCGCGGCGGTACTGCCCCTGCGTGCCGCTCTGGATGGTGACCGTAGTCGTGGTCGAGCACCGGAAGCGGGACCCCTGGAGGCTACCGGCTCCGGTGCCGATCGTGACGGTGTTGGCGTCGACGAGCGTCGCCTTGAGCTTGCTCCCCGTCGGGAAGACGTAGGAGTCGCGGCCCGTGATGCCCGCCAGGCACTCGCGGTCGTCCGCCGCCTGAATGTTCTGCTCGCCGGTCGCGCCAGTCATTAGCTTGACGCCCATGTTAGCCCTCCTTCTTCTCGGCGAAGGCGTTGAAGAACGCCCTCATCTCGGAGTCGACCATCTTGCGCTGGTCGTGATACTCCTTGGCACAGAGCGGCCCGAGCACAATCTCTCGAGTCGTCCCGTCGTCGTACTGGTAGCTGACGCGCTCCCAGCCGAGCTGCTTCCAGTCGTCACCGACGACGTATAGCTTGTCATCGGTGTACCTGCCGTGCTGCCCGCCACAACGGTCGCACTCCCAACAGCTCAAGTTCTCGGTTACCGACATGATCTCTCCTTTACTCGAATCCCTTCTCATCCTTCCACGCCGTGAAGTCTGGCGTGACCGTCGCGTGTCCGTCCTCGACCTTCACGACGAGCTTGGTCACGGTACCACGCGTCGAGACACCAGCGGCGGGCGAGTACGCGGTCACCGTGTCGCCCACGGCCACGCCCGCGCCCGAGTCGAGGTCGACGTCGATGGCGTCGGTCTGCCTCAGCTTGGTCAGCTTCTCGCGCGCCTTGACCCTGAGGTCGTCCAGCTCGGCGTTGCTATAGTCGTAGACGTAAGATCTCTCGTCGAGGCCCGTCATGGTCTGGTGCTCGGAGATGTTCCCGGCGGCGTCGCTGTAGAGATGGTAGACGGTGCGCGACGCGCCCTCTCCTTTGCCCAGCGCGATGAGGTGATTGTACTTGCGGTAGTCCAGCTCGGCGCTGTACACGGTCGAGCCGGAGATACCGGGCACGTCGCCCCAGTCTCTCACCGGCACGGCCGAAAGCACGCACCTCATGGCCGCCGTGTCCCACACCGCCTTGAGGCGCGCCCCAGACGCCGCCAGCATCCCGACGATGCCCGTGTAGCCCGCCTTGTAGCGGAAGCCGCCGGAGACGTTGATCCCGGCGTAGCTTCCAGCGCTGAAGAGGTCGCCGAGGCCCATCGCCTGCACGAGCTGGCGCAGCACCGCGTTCGCGTCGCCGCTCACGCTCAGACGCGCCTTGCCCGACGGCGGGCAGATGACGTGGTCCTCAAGGATTCCGTGCCAGGTGCGGCCCTTGTAGGCGATCGTGTCGCCGTAGTGCGTACGTGCCGGGCGCAGGATCGATATGACGCCGCCGTACTCCGTACCCGGCACGAAGATGCGGCTCCCCGGCTTGATACCGGAAGCCTTTGGCGCTGACAACTCGAAGTCGTTCTCATCGGCGCCGAACGCCATATCAAGCTCGAAGGAGCGCAGGCGCGAGACCGTTCGCCCCTGCGGATCCGTCACGAAGAGGTCCATGGCACCGCACCGTCCTCTCGGTATACCTCAAGATCCCAGCCGAAGCTACCGTCGTAGCTCACGGTTGACGTGCCGGCCGGAATGTCCTCGAAGATGTACGAGCCGCTGCCCGCGCCGCCGCCGAGCACGGCGTTCGGCAGGGCGTTGGTCTTGTAGCCGTTCTTGGCGACCTTGGTCACGGCGCCCTCGATGGAGTCAATAAGCAGATATCCGCCGTCCGGCACATCGGTCGAGACTTGATACCGGTTTCCGCCCACCGTCACTGATGGGCGTACTGCGGGCCCGTAGATGATGATCCGGAAGGGAGACGCGACGATGCTCGCGACCTCGATCTCGCGGCTCGTCTCCTCGCTATAGGGATAGCCGTAGGCGTAACCGTAGGCGTAGCCGTGGCCTACGCCGACTGTGCCGGACCCTGTGCCCGGGCGGAATTCGTAGGACTCTTTCTTGCGCCAGACGCCGTCCAGCAGCACGACCTCCAGCTTCACGCTGGCCGCATCGCCGCTTACGGCCTTGACCTCGACGCCCGCGATATAGCAGCGCTGCTCCCAGCCGTCGAAGTCGAGTGTGCCCGGCCTCATGGACGCGAGGTCTGCGTCGGCGGCAAGGCGCAGGGCGTCGGCCGCAGCGAGGTCGCGCATCGCGACCGTCACGGTCTCCTTGCGCGCCTTGCGCGCCGCGTAGGACAGATCCCGGTAGCCGACCTTGTAATCCCAGCTGTTCGCACGCGTCGCGTTCGGCTCGCCGCCGACGATGCGCTCTGACTGCATGTCGTGGCGCCTGCGCGTGACCGCGCTGGTGTAGCCAAGGCTACGCATATGCCATCGCCTTCCTCCCGAGTCGGCCGAGGTCCCTCATGCCGATGTACGGCGTATACGATGCGATTATGTCGCCGAGATTCGCGGCAAGCCACTCGATGACCGAGGCCGTTGTCTCGGCACTGCCGGTATCGGGTGTGTACTTGATGTCTTGTGCCGTCGAGATCATGCCGCGCATCGCGTTGTCCGTGGACTGCAGCAGCAAATCCGCGTCGTCGTCGACACCGAGCGCCGCACCCTGCATGACGTATTGGCCGATCCTGCGGAATACGCGCGACGGTGACTTGATGCCGAGCAGGTTCTTCGCGCCCTGGATGGCGTCCCCGACGGCGCCGGTGACCGCGCTGACGAGGTTGTGGGCCGCGCCGAGCACGCCGTTCACGAGGCCCTGCACGATGTTCGCGCCGATATTGCCCAGCGTGCCTGGGATCGCGGCGAGGCCGTCGCGCAGCCTGCTGCCGAACTGCGACGCCGCACTCGTGGCGTTGCTCGCGAACTGCGACACCCATCCGACGACGGTCGAGATGGCGCCGGAGAGCCAGGAGGCGACGTTGCCGGGCAGCGCGGAGAGGAACGAGCCGATGGCCGACAGGAAGCCGCTGCCGGCGGCGGACGCCTGCGACCACATCGAGGAGGCCCAGCTGACTACCGAGCCGATGACCGACTGCAGGAAGCCTTCGACTGCGCCGGGCAGCTGCGAGAAGAAGGCGATCGCCGCGTCGATGCCGGCGCCCGCGCCCTCAGCGAGCATCTGCACGCTGACTATCACCTCGGAGATGGTCTGGATGACCAGCGACAGGGCGTCGACGAAGATGGTGATCGCCGCGACGAGGATGTTGCCGAAGACGCCCGCGACGTTGGCTATCGGCTCCATCAACGGCTCTATTGCCTCGAGCAGGTTGGTGCATGCCGGGATGAGGTTGTCCCTGAGCGCCGGCACGAGCACCTCGCCCGCCTGCGCCGCGAGCCCGCCGAGCACGTCCCCCGCACCGGACAGGGCGTCGCCGAAGACCGACGTGAACGCCTCACCTAGCTCGCCGAGCGGCCCCATGAGCTGCGACGCGACCCAGTCGACCGCCGCGACGAACTCGGCGGGCGCGGCGTTGCGAAGCGCGTCCGCCGACGAGTCGACGATGCCGAGCAGTGCGTCCGCGAGCTCTGGGCCGACAACTGCCACGAGACCGGGAATCTCGCCAATGAGCGTCGAAACGATGTCGGCGACCGTCGGTATGACGTTGGTCGCGACCGCCTCGATGGACTCGACGAGGCTGTCAGTCTCCTCGCCGAGGTCCCAGTCGCCCGAGCCGAGCGCCGTGAGCCAGTTCTCCCACGCTGCCTTCATCATGTTCACGGAGCCCTCGATAGTGGTCGCGGCTTCGCGCGACGTCGTGCCCGCGATGTTCTGCTTCTGCTGGACGAGGTCGATTGCCTCGATAATGTCACTGAAACTGTCAATGCTCAGGTCGCCGGCCTGCCCGATGCTCTTGGCATATTCGTTGGCGTCTGAGATGAGGCGCTTCATCTCTTCCTGCGTGCCGCCGTAGCCGAGCTTCAAGTTGTCCAGCATCGTGTAGTTCTGCTTGGCGAAGCCCTGGTACGCGTACTGGATATCCTGCATCGACGTACCGAAGGTGTTGGCGTTGTCGCTCATGGCGACCATGGCCTTCTGCGCCTGTGCCGCAGCCTTCTCCGTGTCCCCGCCCAGCGAGTTGATGAGCGCGGCCGAGAACGAAGTCGCCTGCTCCATATACTGGTTCGCGCTCATCCCCGCCGTGGCGTAGGCGTTCTTCGCCTGTCGGAGCATCTTACCCTGGGCGTTCTCGAGCGCCTGCCACTTGGCCGCTGCCTGCTCAGTGGTCTGACCGGTCATGGCGGCGTAGTCCTCGAGGCTCTGGCCCATATTGCCGAAGAGCTTTTGGATGCCGCCGACATTTTGCTCGTAGGCGGCATAGCCGTCGAGGGACGCCTTCGTCAGTGCGCCCACCCCGGCGACAGCTGCGGCGATCGCGGCGCCGCCGATCTTCGCGGCGGTGCCCAATGTGTTCTTGATGCCGTCGCCGATCTTGCCGACCTCGTCAGACGCCTGGTCGTCGCACGTGATCTTGACGGCGAGGTCGAGTAAATTCATACGACCACCAACCCCGCCCTCTTAGTAACGTCCGCCACCACAGCGGCGGCGTCGATGTCTTCATACACCTTGGGCCGTACTTGGTCATACCAACGGCGACCGATAAACTTATGCTGGCCCATGAGGTGTAGGGAGTCGGTGACGTACACCTTAAACATCATCTCGTCCCGTTCTCTCCTATAGCGGGCCAACGTGAACTTGACGAATACGTCGGCCCTTAGAGGACCGTTAAATTCGCCGAGGCAGAGCCAGGCGCATCTACGTCCTTCTCCGTCTTCGACGATGATAAAAAATCGAGGAATGCGTTGTCGGTTAAAAGCTCCATAGTGTCGGTGAACAGCTTGGCGAGGTCGAGCGTATCGGTATACTCTTCAGGGGTCACACCCTCGATCGCAGCCATGATAGCGATGATGTCGGCCTTGTGGCTCTTGAGCAGGACGGGCAGGCCCTTGCGCATACGCTCAGCGAAGAACGCACGCGCGTCCATACCTTCCGGTACGGCCTTACGCTTGAACATATCGGCGACGTCCTTGTCCTGCGCCATGTTCGCGATGGGGTCGATTACATCGGCGATGACGTCGAGAACACGGTCACCCTTGATGTCACTGAGTTTCATCTATTTCTCCTCCTTCGGGCTTACGCCTAGGCATCAGCCGAGCCGGCCTTGATGTAGAGTTCAAACGGGACGACGTCGATGTCCTCGATGCTGTAGTGGCCGGTGTACTCGAACTCGAACGTGCCCTTCGCCTTGTCGCCAGACTGGATCTTGAAGCCGCCCGTCGACAGCGCGTTGATGAGCTTGATCGCGATGAAACCGGCCTTGCCGGTAGCCGAGCCGTCCTCATTGACGTCGGAGTAGTCGCCCACCCACCAGAGGTTCTTGAAATCCTTGGTGTCGACCGAATTGCGGGGTACGACCTTGGTCGGGTCGTCGCTCGCGACGGCTGCAGCGCCGATGACAGACGTCGCCGCCTTCGTGTCCATCGTCACCAACGTGCCGGACAGCTTGGCTTCCCAGCTGTCGAGCATCTTGAGTTCCTTCGTGTTCTTCGGGCAGTTGTCGATGTCCTCGCCGAAATCGCTGAACGATGGCGTGGCCTCGAACGACACGCCGCCGCTCGTCGCGCCGACGATGTTGGACGCGGTGAGTTCGCCGGTCGCCGGGTCGAAATCGGTGGCGAGGATGCCGGCATTGAGCTGAAGCTTCTTGAAGGTATCTGCCGGGATCTGTGTGAACTTAGCCATTTAACTTGTCCTCTCAAAACGAGGTGATAAACTCCGCCGTCAAATTGATATGACGACGCTTGATCTTATCGTCGGCCGTGTCGCCCATGCTCTGGCAGAACGGCGAGCCTTTTTTCAGTATGACACCGCCGCCGTCACACGGGATACACTTGCAGCCGATTAGTGCCTTTGAGACTTCACGCGCCTTCGCGTTCGGCTCCGCCTCGGAGTCACCACGGCACCAGATGTCCATGTACAACGCAACTTCCCCGCCCCAAAAGTCGTCGACTGCGAGCTCGTACGTGATATACGGGAACACCGCCTCGTCTGGCACAGAAGCCGCCGCATAGGCGGGAATGCCGAAGCCGGCCATGAAATCATAGATCGCTGCGGCCGGGGTCATGACAGGCTCCATTCCTCGGCGCTCACCTGCTCGAACTGAAACGACGCGACAGGCGGCGTGCGCTTGTCGTCGCCATTCGAGGTGACGCGGAACACCTGGCCGTCCGACTTGCGCTTGAAAACGTCGTGGAACTCCAGCGCGGCGTTAGGGGAGGTGGTCACGGTGTAGACGTTGGTCAGACCCTCGCGCTCGGCCACGCGGGCCGCGAGCGAGGAGTCGCGCACGATGGCGGCCTGGAACGTGGGGCCGTCGACCCACCCGGTGGTCCAGCCGCCCTCCCCGTCCGACACGCGCGAGCGCTCAAGCAGGGTGCAGGGCACCTTGAAGTTGTCCACTAGCGACATCCCGGCACCTTCCTCCATCGGTTCAGCTCCTGCCGGAACCGGTCGCGCCACCCGGCGGCCTGACCGGTCGCGCCGTTGGTGGCCCGGGTGTAGGAGTAGCCCCCGAAGCTCTCGGAGACGTAGGGGCCGGGCGCGTTCTTGGCGTCCCAGTCGTCGATCACCCCCGCGAGGTCCACGACCTCCTGGGGGACCGCGAGCGCCCACACCTCGCCCTCGAACCTCTCGTCGTGGGGCAGGTCCCCCACCGGCCACTGGTGGAGCCCGTCCGCGAAGACGGACCCCACCACGCGGAGATACTGCCCGTCCTGGAGCGCGCGGCCTCCCGGCATGCGCAGCTGGCCGTCGGCGACCTCGAACTCACCCGGGATCACCTCGCGGACGAACCAGTTGTGAATCTCGCCGAGGACCTGCTCCAGCACGAGACCGCCACCTCCTCTCCTACTTGGTGGCGGGTGCCACCTGGATGCCGCGCATCACGCCGGCCTTGAGCGAGTTCTTAAGCGCCACGCCCGCGACCAGCTCGACCTCGCCCTTCTTGACCGCGCCCGGCTCGGTGAGGTCGGGCATGTAGGACGTGATCACGCCGCTGCCCTGCGGGGAGATGCCGCAGAAGGCGTCGAGGCCGAACTTGACCGCGTAGATCTCGGTGGTGCCGGCGGTGCCGGAGCCCGCCGCCGTGTCGGCGACCGTGTCGACGGTCTTGGAGCCGTCGTAATACTGGCCCGCGTCCATCAGCTCGATGCCGTTGTAGGTCTCCACCGTGCGCCCGAAGTCGTCCTTGGTGCTCTCGTAGTAGCCCGCGCGGCGCGCGATGCCGCGCAGCTTGGAGAGCATCTTGCGGTTCATGAGCAGCATGTCCGGCAAGCCGTCGAGGCCGGAGATGAAGTCGTCCAGCTCGTCCAGGAACGCGTTGTAGTTCGCGTCCACGTTGGCCGAGGTGGTCAGGTCGGCGGTGGCGGCGTACTCGGTGGAGCTGCCCGCGAGCAGCTTCTTCAGGCCGTCGAAGGTGTTGGTCACCAGGCCCGCGCCGGACTTGTCGGCGGTGCCGTTGATCGCCAGGTAGTGGAAGTAGTTGGCCGTGGCCTGGATCTTCTGCTCCGCCTGGAAGCTAAGCTCGTCGATCACGCCGGACGTGTTCTGGATCACGCGGTCGATCTCGAAGCTGCCGCCCATGATGATGGCCTGCGTGCGCTTGGTCTCGCGCTTGGCCTCGTTGGCGGTGTACTCGGTGTTGATCGCGCGGACGGCGGCGGTGGCCGGGGTCTTCAGCATCGTGTACTGATAGCCCAGGGTCGAGCCGCCGGTGCCGGGCGAGATGCAGTTGTCGAACGTGAGGCGGTCGAGGAGCAGTGAGGAGCGGCGGAACGTGTCCACCACCTGCTGGTCGACCTTGTCGGCCATGCCGACCTTGGCCTCGGCGAGGGTGATCGCCATAGTGGGTTCTCCTTAGTCTTCGTGGGCGGCTCCCGCCGCCATCCTCTGCCGCATGGCCTCCGCGATGGAGTGCGGCTCCTTCTTGGCCGGGTCGCTTCCCCCGGCGGGCGGGTCGTCCACCTGCGCGGGCTTGGTGTCGGTCCGCACGATGAAGTCGGACCACTCCTTCTTCGCGGCCTCGGCCAGCTCGTCCGCGTCCTTGATCTTCCCGTCCTCGACCACGACGCCCGACAGGTCGGCCACGCGCATGACGGCGTCCAGGCGGTGCGGGTCCACCCCGGCCCCCTGCAGGAGCTTGCGGTACAGCCCGCGCTTCTCGCGCTCCCCGGCGGCCTTCTCGGTCTCCGCGCGGAACGCCTCGAAGTCGGCGTGCTCCTTCTCGTACCTCTCCCTGTAGCCGTCGCCCGGCTTGGCCTTCAGGTCGTCCAGCTCCTTCTGCACGCTCGGCAGGGCCTCCGCCGCGTCGCGGTACTGGTCGCGCTCGTCCTTCAGCGCGCTCACGGTCTCGCCGTGCGCCTCGATGATCTGGTCGATCTTGTCGTCCTCGATCCCCATGGATCGCAGGAGCTTCCTCGTCAGTGCCATGGTCTCGCTCGCTCCATTCCCTCGGATTAGGGCCCTCTCCCTCGGGCCCGGCTCGCCGCAGTGCCTCGCGGCCCTTCCGGTAAATTGTAACACGGGGGTGGCGGGAGGGCAAGTTGTCCCGTTGCGTTGCAGGCGTCGGGCGTGTTGTATTGTATTGCACCCCCAAAGGGGGTGCAATACAATACAACAGCCGCGACCGGACGCGCGTGCAACTATGCAACGCCTTGACAGTTGCAGCGGTGCAACACGCTCTGACCTGGGGCGGGAGGGCCGTTGCATCCCGCGTTGCATTGACGGCCGCACGCGGCGCTGCGCCGTGTTGCATCCGGTGTTGCTATGATGCAACACGGTACCCGCGCGCTACCCCTCCTCCAGGTTCCTCTCGAGTATCGAGCGGTAGGTCGGGCCGTGCCCGGTCGCCGCCGGCCGCAGGAACGGCTGCGCCGCCGTGCGGCGGGTGCCCAGCTCGACGTAGGGCGCGTACTCCACGTCCGTGCCCACGTACACGGCGTCCTCGGAGCCCTCGACCACGTGGGTGATGGAGTTGCGCAGACGGCCCGTGTCCACCGGGCACGCGCGCTTGGCGTAGCCCTCCGCCGCCAGGCCGATCTCCTCCAGGGCGCGGTCTATCGCCCGTTGGATGCCCTGCGAGGCCTCCTCGGTGTTGTCCTCGTTGACCGTCACGCCGTCGATCGCCACGCCGGCCTCCCTCCCGATACCTCTCCGGGGGCACGGAGCGCCCCTCCCTGACCAGCTGGGGTGCGCCCCGGCACCAGCGCCCCGGGGTGTCGCCCGAGGGCCTCCGCCGGCCCCTCCCCTGCCCTACGGGGTCTGTCCGGCATGGTCAGGGAGAACTCCCCGGCACGGCTCACGAACCTGTCCTTCATACCTCAAGCTCCATGTCTATCACGAACTTTCCTCCCTCCTCGGTTACGGATACCACGCGGAACCTGGACCCGCGCGCCAGCACGAATTCGTGCTCGCCCTTGGACGAGGACATGTCGTTGACGTACATGCCCCTACCCCTTCCAGCGGGCACCCTCAACCTCATCAAGTACTCGTCGGACCCCACGAAGTTGTTCCTCTCGAAGATGGACGTCGACATGTACGCCCGGTCCTCGTAGGTCCCGCCCACTATGGATCGCGGGTCGTTCGGCAGGGCGTTCGCGTCCACGCGCCGGAACAGCACCACGTCGTTGGGGAGGTCGTAACCATCTATCAGCGCGTCCATCTCCCGCACCGTGGCGGTCACCGCGTCCTCGGCCATGACCGCCGCCCTGATGTCGGAGAGCCCGTCCTCCCTCCTCCTGCGCAGGAAGGCAGGTAGACTCTCGCCCTCCTGCCGAACCAGCGGGTTGGCTCGGGCGAACTCCACGTCCGGGGTGCGGGAGAGGGCCTTCCCGTACCTGCCATCCGGGGCGAAGTCCCCCGTCCGCCGCAGGTAGCCGTTGACGCTGCGGTACTGGTCGCTGGTGTACCTCTCGACCGCCTCCATAGCGGCCGAGTCCGTTCCCGGAAGCCACGAGGGGTATGAGCCCGACTTGACGTACCCCTCGGAGGCGGCCGCCTCGTATCTATGTACGACGGCGGACTCCCCCGTGGGCGCGCGGCGCTCGCGCTCCCCGCGCCACTCCTCGTAGCTCACGCCGCCCAGGTTCGAGTGCCTCACGCCCTCGGAGGGGTCCGCGCCGTCCACCACGGGCACCAGGGTACACCGACAGTTGTAGACCTCGCTGCCCGTCCCGGAGGGGTCGCCGGGGTAGCTCAGCCCGTTGCTGAAGCTCTCCCCCATGCCCGCCACCTCGCCGTCGAGCTGCCTGTGGCTGTGGCGGGTGCGGCCGTCGAGCGTGGCGAGCCACTGCTTGCGCACGTGGATCCCCATGCCCTCGGCGCGCCTGTACGCGTCCACGCGCCCGGCGTTCTGGGCGGAGGTCATGGCGGTGCGGGCCGTGCGCATGGCGGCGCGGTAGTCCATGTCGGCCACGGAGCGGACGCGGCGCGCCACCTTGTCCATGCTCTCGCCCTGCAGCACGCCCTGGGTGATGGCGGAGGCGATGTGCCTCCGGTTCCACGCGAGGTCGCGCTTTCCGTCCACCCTCACGGCGGGCAGCAGGTCCGGCTGGTCGCGGATCAGGCGCTCCACCGTGGCGCGGTCGTAGAGCGTGTAGGACGTGTCCAGGTTGGAGCCCTTCTCGACCTGGAAGGTGGCGTAGTCGTGGTTCACGGCGTAGGCGTCCGGCGCGTGGCCGTTCACGATCGACGCCGCCACGCGGTCGACGTTGCGGTAGTCCTCCGCCAGGGTGTCCACCAGCTCCTGCCACCTCTCACCCACCAGGATCTGGCCGCGCCGCCACTCGCGGTAGTCAGCCTCGGTCTCCTCGCCCCGCCTCACGGCCTCCGCGTGGATCCGGTCCTTGGCCTCGAACCGGCGCAGGTAGTCGGCGAGCTTCTCCTCCGCCCCCTCATAGGCCCGCAGGTACTCGCGGGAGATCCGCTGCCGGATCTCCTCGATCATGTCGTCGGTCTGCTCGTGCGCGGGATCCGCCATGCAGCGCCACCTCCACCTCGATCACCCGGCCCCGCTGCCTCTCGGCGAGCGCGGGGCGCATCCCCTCTATCGCCGCGAGCACCCGGGCGGCGTCACTCCTCGCCACCGTCGTCCTTCCCGGTGGCCGGGGGCTCGGCCGCGCCGTCCTGCCACGCCTTCTGCGCGAAGTCGCCGGAGGCGATCGACCGGGCCACGCCCATGCGGCCCTGCTCCTCCCCGGCCAGGCGGTCGAGGATCGCGGGCACCTCGTCGGGGCGGACGTTCGGCAGCTTGCGCAGGATGGTCTCCTGGTCGAGCCACTGGGCCTCCTGCACCACCATGCTCACCTGCTCGGCCTGGTTCGAGATCCGGCTGCGGTGGAAGGTGGGCTTGTCGTCGACCCCCATCAGGGACAGGACCTGCTGGATGAACTCCGAGACCTGCTGCTCGAAGTCCGCCGCCTCCTCGTCCATGGGCTGGTAGGCCGCGTCGATGTGGTCGTTGGTCGCGCCGGCGGCCACCGTGTGCACGTCCAGCGCGCCGAAGTCCTCGTAGATCTGGGCGCGGATGTCGTCCAGGTACTGCTTGCGGGCGGAGTAGGGCGGCTCCTGGACCGACGGCGTCGCCGCCTGCCCCTCGTCGGAGTCCGTCACGGCCACGTGCATGAGCCGCAGCCGGTCCATGAAGCGCCCGAGGTCCGCGTCGGTCATGCCGCCGGCGTTGCTGATGGTCCAGTAGATCTGCGCGCAGTCGGTCAGGTCGTTGGCGAAGCCGGAGCGGATGAGGTCGTAGCTGTCGATCGCAGCCCGCATGCCCACCAGCGTGGACTGGTGGAGGCGGCTGCCCCACATGGGGACGACGGGCAGGGCCGAGTAGTTCTCGCCCGCGACGACCTCCTCGCCCCCGGCCTCGGTCCACTGCACGCGCTCCTTGTAGGGGCGCCGGTCCTCGACCATGACCAGCCGCTCGGCGTCGCGGTCGCCGCCGTCCTGGCGGCTCTCGAAGCGGGTGTAGCCGCCCTCCTCGTACAGCACCACCTGCATGGGGCGCGAGGGGTCGAGCCTCCAGAAGCGCGCTCCCGCCCGCAGCGTCCCCGCCCGCTCGTCCCAGAACGGCACGAACTCGGTCAGGGGGAAGACGTGCAGGCGGTCGAGGTTCCAGAACCCGAAGCTCACGCCGTGGATCAGCGCCCGGTAGGCCAGGTCGACCAGGTCCCGGTCGAAGTGCGGCCCCAGCAGCGCCTTGGTGGCGTCCTCCCCGCCGTCCCCCGGGCCGATGAAGCTCACGCCCTGGCCCAGCGAGTACAGGCACCGCTGGGTGTTGAGCCGGTGGAAGAAGTTGCTGGCGATCCGGGAGTTGCTCGCGGTGAAGTCCACGAGCTTAGATCCGGTCAGGTCGAAGATGGTCTGCACGTAGTCCCGTACCGTGACGTTGCGTTGCCGGTCGTACTCGTCCGCCACCCGCGCCGTACGGTACGCTCGGCCGCCGCAGTGCCTGCGGATGGCGTCCATGACCAGGGCCGGGCGGTCCTGCGCCCGCTCCAGGTCCTGGAATGTGAGCACCCGGGAGTCGCCCCGGATGGTGCCGTCGCTCTCTGCCATTCTAGACGTTCACTCTCCTCGCTAGGTCCAGCGCCCTGTCGGGCGCGCTCTCGAACGGCGACCCGTAGGCCGCCTCCTGCGGGCGGTGGGCCCGCTTGGTCCTCACCATGTAGCGCAGCGCGTCCATGAGGTGGTCGTCGACCTTGACCGGGCGGTCGCACTGCTCGCAGTCGTCCCAGACGTAGCCCGCGAACTCGCGCGCCAGGTTGGGCAGCCCCCGGGACACCCTCACGCGCCCGGTCTGCAGGCACGTGGCGGTGTCGCGGATCCCGTCCTCGACCTCGTTGCGGGCGTGCCGCACCCGGAACGGCTGGCCGGGCACGCGCCTGAGCGCCGCGATGAAGGAGGTCGCCGAGGGGTCCACGACCACCTCCGTCGGGCGCGGCAGGCCGTCGGTCAGGTCGAGCAGGTCCCGGCAGTAGTCCTGGTCGGTCCTCTGGTGCCCCTCCGCGCGGCCCGAGAAGTAGAACTCGCGCACCGCGTGCCACGTCCCCTCCCGGTCCCTGCACCACAGCAGGGCCGCGAAGGCGTTCTGGGTGCCGTAGTCCACGCTCACGCACCACTGGAGCGTGGGGTCCGGGGTGCCGTCCTCCAGGGCGTACCCGAAGGTGTCCTCCAGGGCCTGCTCCCACATGGGGTAGACCAGCCCCTCCGCCTTGACCCACCGGCCCAGGATGTAGCGGTCGTAGTAGACCGTGCCCCGGTACTCGGCCTCCAGGGCGCGCACGTAGCTGTCGGGCAGGAAGGGGTTGTCCCAGATCGCGTACTCCTGGTGCCACAGGTCGATGTCGGGGTCCGCGTCGCCCTGGTCCAGGAACCGCTTCACGAAGTGCGTGGGGCCCGCCGGGTTGCAGGCCGCGTGGCACTCCGAGTACGGCAGCGAGAGTCGGCTCTTGAGCATCTCGAAGACCTGTGGGTGCACGTCGCAGACCTCGTCGACGTAGCAGAACTTGATCTCGGAGCCGCGTATGCGGTTGACCTGCTTGACGTTCTCGCCGCCGATGCAGTAGACCTTCTCGCCGAAGACCGTGGCCCAGTTGCGTGAGTTGATGTCGCCCACCAGCGCCTGCCCCCACATGTCGCGCATGGGCTCCAGCACGTTGCGCTCGACGTTCTCCTTGGTCGCGCCCAGGATAAGGTTCAGGCCGCGCCTGTTGTGCCCGGCCCGCAGGCACCTGGGGATCGTGTAGCGCGCGGCCAGGTGGCTCTTGCCGGAGCGCACCGCGCCCACGGCGAAGTTCCAGCGGTGGTGGGCCTCGCGCACGTACTCGGCCTGCTTCTCGGTGAGCCGGATCTCCTCGGCGCTCATCGCCCGGCCTCCGAACCCTCGACCTCTACTTGAGGTT